ACTTAATTTTCGACTGTTCCAATACCATGCAGCAGAAAGTAAAGGGTATTTACTTGCTACTAAATCGGGGTTTGCAACGGTGTCTACACCTGCAGCCTTACCAAAGGCTGTGTAGTTAGTTTTTCCTGTTAATTGGATAAAACCACGACCGCGAAACTTAAATCCTTCACCAGAAGCCTCGTCTCCATTACCCATTCTTGAAGCATAAACGCGATTAGCAATTTTTTCAGGCTTGCGTTGATACTGTTCAGCTAAGGTAGCGGTAGGAAAATACTTTTTAAATATACCCTGTAATCCTTTAGCACTGTAGTTTAGATTTTCATTTACAACTCTAAAACCGCCTGATTCATGTCCGCATTGTGCAAGAAAATGTGCAAGACGTAAGGGAGTGTTAATTTGAAATTTCTCCATTACCTCTGGAATTTGTGCAATTACAGAATCAGGTACGTGTCCTTTAAGTTTTTGTAAATCCATACTTTTGATTTATTTCGGTTAGCCTTTCTTTCTAGCTTTAACTCCCTTCCACATAGCTGCTGCTGCAACTTTCTGTCCAGCTTCTTTTGAACCATACTTCTCTTCTGCAGCCTTAGCTATTTTCTCAAAACCAGGTCCTTTTTTACCGATATCTTTACCTGCATGTGCTTTTTTAGCTACATCAGATTTTTGTGCTTTTGTAAGACCAGCGGATGGCTTTTTCTTTTCGTTTAAGCCTTTTTCTAAGTGTTTTTTAATTTGGCTGTAAGCCGCTTGTTTGAATTTTTCAACTTCCTCGTGATTGCTCATTTGCTCTAACTTAGCAAGACCATCTTGAACATTCATAGGAGGGTGTGACATTCCGTATTCTGCCCACGTATCAAAATCTCCATCGTAATTATCTAAGCAATCTTCCAGCATATCATTCATTACTGGTATGGCTACTTTTTTAAATTCAGGGTCTCTGAAACCCATACCTTTCTTAGCTTCCTCAATTCCATATCCAGGACCTGGTTCTTCGTCTCTACTAGATTCGCCGCCCAAGTATTCAGCTACTGAATGCATATAATCGGCTGCAAGACTAATATAAGCTGATACCCATCCTGGTAAATTATCGCTTTCACCGACCATTTGATCGATCTTAGAAGCATTAGAGATCATATCTCTTAATTCGTTCTTAGCCATACCGGCTTCGTGGTCATGTCCGTGATTCCAATCACGTCCACATTCATGACATTCCGGAAGTAGATGTTTTAATTTTATCATTTTAAGGCTTTTGTTATTTTATCGTTTATTTGCTTTTCAACTTTCCGTGGAAGAACAGTTATTTCATCAGAAAAATCTTTAAGATTAAACTGTATGAATTTACCGTTTTCTACTTTTCCTATTAAAGCAGTGCTGAAATGTCCTCCTGTTAACTTATAGACTATTTCGAAAAATACTCCACTCTGTCCAGGATACTCATATAAATAGATACCAGCATCGTTAACTATTAGATTAAAAGCTCCTAATTCATTCTTGTCAATCTGAGCAAAATATAAAGAATCGCTTAGTTTCTTAAACTTATAGTTACCCTTAACTGCACGATTAAATACTTCTATGTCTTTAGGATTGATCATTAGCAATGATAGTTTAAATATCGCTGTAACGCTTTTGCATAATGCGTTCCTTTGTCTTTTAACTTGGATTTAGCCGATCTCACTCTAGAACATGATAGTTTTCCGAGTCTTTTTTTGAGAATTCCAGGTTTGACTGGATCATGAACTCCTTCTTCTAATTCACCTGCTACTCGAGTTGTTAGGCCATCTCTTTTTAGTTTAACTGCCATCTCCATAGCATCTTTTGCTATCATATCGTATGAAGGATCTCCTTCTACTTCAGCATAATACGTACCGTCGGCTAATTTATATACATTAGCAGTTCCGTCAGGACCAGTAAATATTGCTACGTGCTGTTTAGAATCAAACGTACTTTCTTTTAGTATGTCAATTAACTTAATCATTTTGTTTTTCCCCAAGTTTTACCTTTACCTGATCTACTACATTGAGATGGTGTTGGTCGGCAGGATGGATACTTAGCTCTCTCTTCGCCTTTTTGACGACCGCATGCTTTACATTTTTTTCTACCTGTTTTCGGGTCTTTACGACATGTATTACAATCGACCCAACCCTTTGATCCTCCTTCTCCGCCTTGTCTAGAGAACCATTTGTGAAGAGATTCTTTTTCTTGTATAAGATCTTCTTCTTTTAAACCTTTCCAAATTTCTCCTCTACGACATCTAACGATAGCACCTGATCTGTAAGCAGAAGGCTTATCGTACTTACGGCGAGCAATACGTAGACACCTATCGTCTTTCTCTTCAATTATTTCATTTAATATGTCTACGAGCTTAATCATTTACCAAGCTTTACAGGACCAGTATCTTGCTTTCCAACGAGGTCCCGGGGTGTCACATTTATGTCTAGCTCTAAAACTTCTCCTGCGTGCAGGATTGGATTTCTTTATTCGCATGTTAGGATCACCGAAGTTAACCTTTACGACATTTCCTTTAGCATTCTTAACGTATACAGACCTCTTTTTAGGACCGCCGGGTGTTAAGAATGGTTTACCAAGAGTTACTTTTCGTCCCTTATACTCAGCTTCCTCTATCTTATGTTCGTATTCTAGAAGATATTCACCAAGACAGGATGCACAGTAGTCTTCTGTTTCGTAGCTTTCTTCATGATCGGCTCTTACTTGGTGAAACTCATCCGGACCGTCATCGGCCATGGTATGCATTTCATTAGTTCTCCTACTACAGTGACTTTTTCCTGTTAAAAAAGGTTTGGGACATGAAGTCCCTTTTACGTGAACGTGTCCACATTTACCACAGCAAGTACCTTTCTTTTCGTCAAGCATTAGTGTAAAAATTTAAGCTTATACTTAGTAGATTCAACTAAGTCGACTACTTCGTCAACCTGGTTTTGAATATAAGAATCTTGTGGAATTTGAGTTCTAATAGTTTCTACAAACTTAGCAAGTCCTTCAAAATAGGTTACAACGTTCTCGTCTTCTTTAATTACGCCTGCCATCTTATAGCCGCGGAGAATACCATAACGTCCTTGGTAAGATTCGACTAGTCCGTCGATAAGATCAATAATACCTTCGTAATATCCTTGTAAAGCAACGTGCTGTGCATAGGAGTTGGTCTGAAGATGATAGATGTGAGCTTGGTTACGACTCTGCATCAAGGTTCCAATAAAAGTACCGTACTGTTCCATTATTTTTCGTCTTTTTTAGGTAATTCTTTCTTTGCAGACTTAACTGCTTTATGTTTACCGTGTAACCCTTTAATCATATTCATCTTCTTTTCTGCAAGTTGGTGATGACCTTCAGCAAGTTCTGGATGGCTAGTAGCTTCTTTCATGTGAGAATTAATCTCTTTTTGAAGTCTAGCGATATGCTTTTCGATTTCACTCATCACATGATCTTTTTTCTTTTCAACTTCTGAAAGGTGTTTATACAATTCAGTACAAGCTGCTTCCGCTACTAGATCTGCTTCATCTTTATCCATATATACGCCATGAACATCTTGCGGCTCGTACTGTCCCATACCAAAAGCATGTGTTTGGTGTACTACGTCCTTTGGAGTAGACTCAGGAGATGGCTTTAGAACTACGAAAATCTTGCCGATCTTATCTTCACATCCAGGATGTTCCCAATGATCTTGCATTACAGAATCTTCACTAACATGTTGAGGTAGGTTCTTAATATCAGGAGTATGTTTTGCCCACTTTTTTGCAACCTTGGGATGTTTGACGAACATAAATTCTTGTTGAGCTCTACTAGCAAATGGCATTTTCTTCTGGTTTTTTTCCATTATAAATATCGCGTTTCTTTAGTTCAGCAATCTCCTCTTTTACCTGCTTGTATATTGCTTTTTTATCTCCGCCCCCCCATTTCTCTACTTCACCAGCTTCAGATACAAAGGTTTCTGACTCTTCAACCCAATCCTCTAATGCTCTCTCTAGATCGTCTAGTTCGGCATTCTTGTTTCGGTTCATAATATTATCACAGTATTCATTCCACTTTCCTAAACGTTTCATTTCACTTTCCATCTTAACTACACAGTCAAAACACTTTTGATGTATTGCCCACATTTTCTTGTTGTACTCGTTAACTTTCATTACTTGTCTACATTCCGGACAAGAAAAAGGTATTACAACAAGCTTCTTAATTTCATCAAGCTTAGTTATGGACTGTTTTATTCCGTTTTTAATTGTCCATTTTTTTCCATTCTCTTCCCAAACATCCCCTTCTTTATAGACTTGACTGTTTTTCTCGTATCCGGTCTGTATTTGAGTTCTATCGTTAGTATTACCGGTGATAATATTTCGCATCCTCTGTACATCGCGAGGATTAAACTCTTTTTTTAATGTATTTTCCATAACGGTTTATTTTTTCATAAGATGGAACGTATTCGCCATCGTAAATAACTTATAGTCTGAAGGTAAGTTTTTTTCTAAGTAGATTTTGTATACTCTAAATCTTCTTTCATCTCCCTCTCCTTTAGTTTTAATAGGGCGAAAAACTACTTCTTCGGGTTTATATTTCTCAATAAACTTGTTTGTAATATCTCCTACGGTTGAAAGTACTCTCATAGCTACATTCTCTCCAGTATCCTGTCCCATATCTCCTGCAGTATTAAAAAAGAGTTCGTATCGATCTTCATCATGCAAGGTAAATGCCACACTATAAGTATGTTCCGGAGTATTAAAAGAATAAAATATGTTCCCGTCATCATCTACAAAGTCGTACTTCCATGGATAGGGATTTTCAAGTCTTCCTACTTCTCTTAAAGGTACTTGTTTTAGATTTTCAAGATCATATACGTTGGGATTGAGTCTTCCATACTCTCTCATTATAATACCTGCCATTGCATTAGCATCATTCTCAATTTCTGTACCAGTTTCACCTGCTAAATCATAAATTAAGTCTAACTCTTGCTGGCGATGATGAGTTAATTCGTGTGCAAGACTTCTACAAACGTCGGCTAGGTTTCTTCCTGGATAAAATACCTTAATTGACATTAATCCGGGACTATACTCACCAAAAGATCTACGGTCTTCAACGAAGGACTTATCGTTTACCATTGAAATTTTAGGTAAAGACTGTATGTTTAACTCCTTTTTACAGAAGCGAATAAAGTGTTTTAGTAAGTCTAATTTATTTTGGTCCATTACTTTTCGATTTTTGGTGCAAGCATTTTAAAAATTTTCGGTGCAGCACCTTTATTGAATGCAGCTTGAGGTACTGCTTCTGCAAAACCTTCGTAATCGCCAGTAGCTAGTAAATTTCTAACGTGCGGGGCTGTTATTTCTCCTGCTTTTTCATGAACCTTTATAAGTTTTACTCTATCTCCAAATTCTTTCTGCAAAGAAGAAACATACTCTACATCGTCAATCTCATCATCTCCTGCAGAAACATATACCGGACTTACCGTCGGATTTTTCTCAAGGTATTCGTAGATATCAACTACTGGTGATTCTTTTTTAGAGATTTGTACTTTGATTTTAGGGTTTGGTTCTGCTGCAAGATACATATTCCAAATAGCAAGAGAATCTTCTGGAGTAATTCCGTCAACAACTTTATTACTTATAATAATATATACCATTTTCACATAGTCTCTACTAGCTAAGTCTTTAGCAGCTTGGTAGTGTCCTTTGTGTGGTGGCTTAAACCTTCCTGGATAGAAACAAGGTCCAGATTCATTTAAAATAGCTTCTGCGATCCTTTTTCCTAATAATTCAGCATTAATCATACTGATTATAAATATCTAGCAGGAAGAGTTGTTTGAACGAGCAGCTTCTATCTCTATTTTCAACCCAGCCATGTACTCTACTGCAGAATCTACCCTCTCCTTAATACTCTCTGCTTCTTCATGATTTAATTCTAACCTGAATACAAACATCTGGTACCCTTCTTTTACGCGAGGATCAAAGCTAATAAAGTCACACCACGTAGCTTTAGCGCAAATCATATTCGATATACACTGGTAGTAGTAGTTTGGTGTAGCTTTTTTAAACTTTTCTGGAGTATCTATAAGTCCATGCTTGAAATGGTTAGCAGATTTATAAGGACACTTTACTTCTATAATTCCATTCGGCGAAACAAGACCATCTGGAGAGCCTCCGTAGTAGTCGTTATAGGCGATAAAAGGAGCTTTATCTACTTTTAAACCGGTTGCCTGTTCGTAATACTCTATAGCTACAGACTCCATCTCTGTACCCCAGTCTAGGGCTTGTCCAGAAGCCGGTTCACTGTACCCGTTATAATGTTCACACACTTTTTCAAGTAAGTACGTTTTAGCAGTCTCACTAAACGACTCTTTTCCCATTATTTTATGGATTTCAGAACTAGTTATCTTACCTCTTCTAAGATCAAACCACTCCGGGCTTCTTTGTTCAATTATCATAGGTGCATTTTTTTTAAAAGTAATTCTCTAAAGGTAAGCTGCTTGGCAGTATGCAAGTATTTAGTCATTTCCTCAAAGCCTATTTCCGATGGATCTTTACTATTAAGCTCAATAAGGTAAACATCTTTACCGAGGTTTAAAAGGTCTACAGAATATTTTAAGGCTTCTTTCAAAGCGTCATTATCTAGAGCCAAATATACCGTCCGTACATCGTTCTCTACTAACTTCATCATGAGGGCTTTAGGTATCGACTTACCAAACAAGGGTATCGCGTTTCTTCTTAGTGCAATTGCATCGAAAATACCTTCACATAATATTACAGGTACCTTCCAATTAATATAATACTCAAATCCTATCAACTCGTTTTTATTACAAGAAGGTGCATTATACTTTCTAGCTGGATCTCTTTCAAAAGACCTAGAAATAAAATAATTAATACGTCCGTTTTTATCGTAAGAGGGTATAATTACTGAATTTGCGTACTTACCAGATTCACAGTACCCGATATTATACTTTAAAATATCCTTTTCTGTTATACCTCTACTCTTTACGTAAGCTTTAGCTTGTCTATAAACTAGCTTTGTACTACTTTGTACAAGAGGTATGAACTCTTTCGGTAACTGTACGACTGTGTACGTTTTATCTTCGACATTACCTTTTCCGTCTGGGAAGTATCCTCGCATTTCAGTTAGCTGTGCGGGACTAGCATGTAATTTTTTGAGGAGAGAAACTAGATTCCTTCCTTTTGTAGCAGGTTGACAAGTCCAACAATGGTAAAAACCTGTTTTAGGGTCTATTTCTAACTTAGGTTTATGATGCTTGCAGAATGGACAGTGAAAGGCATAGTTACCTTTTGTTGAAGGCTTTGATTTTCCTATTAAACTATGCAAAAGACCTAAAACTAGACGTGAATTTTCCATGTATACTCCTCTTCTATTAGGAATATTAAGGAATTATTCTGAGATTTCCAAATCTTTGCGAAAAAACTTAGCTAAGATATTGTCGTTGTAAGACTTATCCGACATGAGAACTCCTTCTATGCACTGATAATGCACTTCCCAGTAAGTAAGTTGTTTTTTATTAAAGCAGAACTTAAGTATTTCTTTACGGAAGTCTTGAGATCCAGTCTGCTTAATTTCATCTAAGATAGTTTTATTAGATCCCCAGTAATCTTGCCAGTTAGATTCCTTAGTTACAAGCTTTTTTGTAGGTTTTCTGCCCGGACCCTCGTGTTCGGCAAGTTCTTTCTTAGTTAGTTTTTTCTTGGTATTTGAAAAAAGAGATTTTCTACCGATGTAGAATTTACCAGTCTTTATGTTGGTAATCTTATACACGAAACCTACACATTTTTCAGGGAATTTATCGACAGAATCGTACTCTTTTACGAAACCGCCTTCATATATAAACCATTTTTCAGTCATAAACTTGTAATTACGTTGTTAACTATCCCATCTAACAATAAAAGTTATATCTGTATTAGAAGGAATAGGGTAAGGAGTAGCTAATTTTCCGATAACAAGTAACTCGTTAGCTTCGTTGTAAAGTCCTACAGTAGTTGCGTAGGGGTGAAAGGAAGATCCTGTTATATTATCGGCTAGGGTACCGTCTACAATTTGACCGTTTATAGCGGAACCGCTTTCTGGTGCATAAAAAGGTAATGCAGAAGAACCTGTAATAAGAGTAGTTGCTTTGAATACAGTAGGGTTCTGGGAATAATTAAAATCATTCTCTAAAACTCTACATTTTACTTCATTTACGTAAATTGTAGTTTCAGCTCCTAGATCTAATGTATATGGTGCGTACGATGGCATACTTATAAATAGTAAAACGGCCAAACATCCTTATGTAAGCCCCAGTAGTTGTGTTCCGGAAAAACATTCTTTGTGTAAACGTTATAATGAGAAGTAAAGTGTTTCCCGTGATTTACGTGTATTGCAGGGTGATTAGATTCCCACTGCTTTCGTATCAGGGTTTGAGGTTCTATAAGTCCAGCATTTCGAATAAGAGCATTAGATAATATCGACTCGCAATGTCGAATTGCTTCATCAAACCTCATTGTCATTTGATGAAAAGGTTCATCTTTCTGTCCTAGCGGTTGAAATCCTTCAGAATTAATACCCATGTAATTCATATTTGTCATTACACTTCCTTCTTCAAATTCAGGAAAATCAAAATAACCTTCTGGATATAATACATCGTGTTCTAAGAAAGAAACGTACTTGTATTTGTTAATCTCTCTTGCTTGGTAAAGCAATTGCATTACTTGAAGTAATTGGTTTAAATGGCTACAAGTATGGGTCCAGGCGATAAACTCCGGAAAAGGATTTTCAGGTTCATGCTGCCACATACACGTTAAAATATCAGCCTTATTCTCAGACGCTTTTAGAATTGATTTTAACGATGCTTTAATTGCAGGGTATATAGTACTGTTATTATTATTTGAATAGAATATCCCCAATCTCTCGTGTTCTGATTGAGGAAATACAAAGAGGTTATGCTCTTTAATACTATGAACAGTAGTTACTCCTTTATTTTCTATCGTAAGATCTAGATACTTCACAACTCCTGGTTGAGTGTCTCCTATAATGTCATTACTAGAACGAATTATAAGCTTATTTCCGTTTATTTTAGCTCGTATCTTTTCAATACAATCAACTCCTCCGTATGTAGCTTTTATTATTTCCACTTTATTTTCTTTTAGCGTGCATTATTCCCATCTGATTAATATCAGTACAAAACCATCCGAACTGGTTTATTGAGAAAATCTCAAAACCAAATTCATCTAATTTTTCAGTCAATATTCTTTTACATTCTGGGTTATGATATTCAACAGCAATCTCTTCTACACAAGAAAATTGCTCTGCTGTTATATACTGCATATGAGCTTCATGACCTTCTATATCCATTTTAATTACGGAGGGTTGATATTCAACTAGAAGTTCTAAAAGACTTTCTACGCTTGTAACTGCTTTACATACAAAGACGTGTCCAGGGTACTTTTCTTTTAGCTGCTCGATTTCGCCACAAGCTACATCCACTCCTACAACTTTACTAGCACCCCGATTTATTAGGTATTCTGGAGTCGATTCATGCGGCTGAAATAACCATCCGCAACCTAAATCTAAAACTACTTTCCCTTCCACGTCTTTTATATCAGACCAATGCTCTAAAGGATTTTCTGAATGTACTACTTTTGTATTAAACATGATTTTTGAGATGTTTCGATTATTTCTTTAACGTAATTATACCCGCAAGTAACGTCTCTGTAATTGCTCTGCTCTATACTATAAGGTAAACTTTCTATATAATTAGCTTTATAAAACTGTCTACCGCATGAACAAGTAACGCCTGCGTTATGAAAAATTGTCGTCTCTTCCCACCGTTGTATACTATCCGTAGCCCAGCTAAAATTCATCTCCGGTACTACCTTAGTCTCATTTCCTAGTAACCATCCATTCCATAATACAGCCCACATATCAGCACACCATATCTGCAAAGGATGATATGGACTTCTTGCTACATCTTCTGATACTGTATGTTTATCTAGCTGTACTTTTTCATTACTTAAGTCAGTTATTTCCTTAAACAGTTTCTCGCAATCTCTCTCTACCTTCTCCCAATACGTATAATTAACATTTTTTAAAATATACTGAGCTCCTCCTGAGTTTGAATTTAATAGTTTGGGTATGATAGGATCTATTCCAACTATTTCACACATTTTATCATAGACATCTTGTCCTTTTGAGACAATGTAATCGTAGTTTATATAGCTATTAGTGTTACTTAAATACCAAATATCATCCTCAAGTAAAGAACTCCAATCAGGCTTCTTAGTAAAGACGATATCTGAATCGTGATAAAAGATAGCTTCTTTTTCTAATTCAGGATGTGCTGCAAAATGCTGTTTGAGAATATTTGGACGTACTGAAGAGATATAGTGAATCGGCTGTTGTCTAGTATCTCTATAAAAGAAAAAACGGACACTGTTGTAAGATTCAGCTAACTTAGTCCACGCCTCTATATTTTCAGGAGTAGATGTCTTATCTTCTGGATTCCAGGCAACAAGAATATCAATATTATTTGGATTGATTCCTTGTTTGATAAAGTTATTAATCATAACCTCAACCTGCCAAGCATAGTATATTAGCCTGGGTTGTGCACAAATGTAACGTAGATTTTTCATAACAAATTTTATTTACTTTTTAAGCTGAACAAAGAACACTACAGTTGGCAGTACCAGCTCCAGATAGATATGTTATAAAATAAGCGCCACTACTTGTAGTAGACGTGATATTATAAATGTTTCCTGAAGGTACATCTAAGTAGTAATTACCTAGAGTTAACCCGCTAGAAGTGTTTGCTATAAAGGTTGATTCAGCGAAAGTACAAGGTCCTGATGGTGAATCACAAGTATACCTGTCTACAGCATAGTAAGTATATGTTACCGTAGTTGTACTAGTAGTTGTAGATGTAGTGGTGGTTGTAGTCGGAGTAGGACAAGCTGTTACACTTCTTACAGTATATCCATCAGTTTCAAAATTTACGTAGTATGGACCAATTTTAAAGTATTGTTGAGGAGTATCTGTATAAGCACTAGCTGTTATTGGTACAGTAAGACATTCATCATAGTATAAAGGTGTGCCTGTAGTAAGCGCTAACGAAGTATTATAGTATATGGTAGAAGCACTAACTGATAAATTACAAGCGGCTTCGGCAGAACCGGTTCCGAACATTGTAGGTAATCCAGTATCGTAATTATAGTACATACTTTGCGCATTCTGTGGAGCACAAGTTGTTGTGCTCGTTGTTGTACTAGTAGTTGTCGTAGTAGGTTCTGCTGTTGTTGTACTAGTAGTCGTACTAGTAGTAGTCGTGGTAGGTACCTCTGTTGTTGTACTAGTAGTTGTGCTCGTAGTTGTGGTTGTCGGAGCAGCAGTAGTCGTAGTACTTGTAGTAGAAGTTGTAGTAGTTGTCGGAACAGCAGTAGTCGTTGTACTTGTAGTAGAGGTTGTCGTAGTAGTTGACCCGGTAGGACATGGTAAAATATCCAAATAATTAGGATTGGTAAAAATAACCATTCCTTGTGGATAAATAATATTGCCTACATGCAGACTTCCTGATGCTTGATCTATAAGGTTACCGTTTCCGTCATCTATTATATAGTAAGCAGAAGAAGAGAGTATAAAATTACTCTTAGCAATCTTTTCGCCAAATACTCCTCTCGGTACCGACAATATAGTTATACGGGCATTTGATTCAGTAGGAAAATACCTATTATCTGAATCTAAAGAACCGGAAGCAGCTGTAGACTGTAAAAAGTTATCTGCGCTTGAAGCAGAAACTGGAAATGATCCGGTAAGGTAGTTAGAATAGTAAAGATGTCTAGTAGACCAATAGTTTAAAGTCTCTTGTGGAACAGAGCCTGTTATAGTCACAGGGCCATTCACTCCACTCAAAACCTCCATTCCATACTCCGCAAGTGTACTACAGTCGTACGACGAAGTGTATACCAGTTTGATCGGAGTAGTAATGACATCAGATGTTTTAAGGCTATTTGATGATCTACTCATGAATTATTTTATTACCAGTCGAGTTTTACACGTATAAGTGCTTCCTTCGTAAAGTCTTTTACAAGAGGTTTAGACATTTTAGCTACTGCTAAAAGTTCACTATTATTGTTGTACATTCCTACAGTTGTGATATAGGTTTGTGGACTGTATATCATAGTTGAATATAATACTTCACCTGATCCAGATACGAATGTCGGATTGGTTGAGTAGTTATAATCAGCATTACCAATTCTAACAAAGACGTAATCAGATGAGATAGTCTCTTGAGAGTTTAACTCAAACTCTTTACTAGCTGAAATAGCTTGGAAGAGTACTGTGTTATTGGTAGAAGTATAAGAAGCAGAAGCATTAAGAGAGTAGCTACCTGATCCGTAGTTAGACCTATCTACTGGTAATCCGATTCCTCCTTGAACAGCAGATAGATTAAGGGCACTAGCATTTAAGAGTATAGTACCGATATCGGGAAGGTAAAAACCATAAGAACCGGAAGCGGTATAACCTGGAGCTATTTGTCCGGCACTAGTTGTTGTAGTAGCTCTTCCGTAAGAACCGGAAACAAGGTTAAAAACCCTACCACAGTCTAAGTATGTAACAGTTGTAACGTCATTACTATTATCACAAAGGGTAATTTCTCCTGCAGAACTTGAAAGGCTTAAATTAAAAGTACCTGGCATCAAACTCTCTTTATACCTGTTTCTGTCTACGTTTATAGCGAAGATATCAGGAGCGTTTGTAGCAAGACCTCCGAAATTAAATCCTTGTAAGGAGCCGGAAAGGGCTGGACCGTAAACAAGGGTTTCATACTGTCTGTAGGTTGTTAAGGAAGGAGATACACCAGGAACAAGCGGGTTATACCACTGAGATCCAGAACCATTAATATTACCGTATGCAATAGCGAATTGCACAGCAGCTCCTGTCGCAGTACTCTGTGTTTGGTAGACATTCAAATAGAAAGCTCCTTGAGTAATGGTAGTGGAGGTGATAGAGGATGCGGTATAAAAAGTTGTTAACGTGGGTTGATTAGCACTCCAAGCCGGAGCTGTAATAGAGTCCGAGCTAATCACAAAATCTGTTGGAGCAAGTCTTGTAAATGACATATTCTTATTGTGTTACTTTTGTTATTTGAACCGGAACGAATAATCTTGCACCAGAATCGCGTCCTATAACAGTGAGTGTAGTGTACAGGGTGCTGTTATTTCCAAAGAGGGTGTTTACGGTTGTGGCAGTAATGTTAATTGAAGTACCTATTACAGTCTTAGAGACATTAGTTCCTACTGTAGTTACTCCGGTAGCATTTAAAGCAGTTGCTTGTGGTGTATTAATACCTACGCCATTGAAAGCAGCAGTAGTTCTAACATCTCCAATCGTTGCAACATATCCAGATTGTTCGAAAGTTGAAACAGCTCCAAGATAATTTAATGTCTGCGGAGTAATAGAAATAGAAGAACCTTGCTTAAGTACGATAGTGGTATACCCAATAGAAATAACTGGCAGTTTTGCAGTACCTCTAGGCAGGGTAATAAGCTTATACTTCATAATCTCTTGAGACTCAGGGAAAGCTTGTATGATTGGCATGTTCTCAATAGCTTCTCCGTAGAATGCTGATCCAGAAGGATGATTCGGGTTATAAAGAGTGTAGTCTACTTCATCGTCAGACAAAGAAAACTGTGTGATTTGGAAAGAGCCATCGTTTTGAGCGAGTAGTTGCCTTCCCTTATCGGTTAAAATAGCGTCTACAACAACTGTCGTGTTACTTAAATATGCCATGTTTTACTGTTTTTCTTCTAATAAATAGGGAGTCTAACCAAAAGTTCCTCCGTTTACGGTATTAATAGGTGGGTCTGCTTGAGTGGACAGTAACTGAGACTGTACAGCAGCTTGAAGAGTGTTTATATTGTTTGTTACTTCAGGGTTAATTGTGCTTGGGATTAAGAATCCGTAAGAGGTTTGTCCTGGATTTTTATTGAAAGTTAAGATAACGTTCTGTTCGTCTTTATACCTGCGTAAGAGCAGAAAACGGTTAATTAAACTTGGATTTAATCTCCAGTTTTCAATAATCTGCGGCACTGTCGTAATTACCAACTTATTTGTTGATGGATTGATACTTGCCTGCAGGACATCTAGTTCTTGAGTCAATCCACTAAAATCAGCTATCACTAGTTTATCTCCGACTTGCGGAATAAAAGTAACGTTTACATCTCCATATTGAGTGTAAAGACTACTTGTATACACTACAGCAGCAGAAGCGAAAGCTGGAACAAACTGATATCCGTAATATTGGCTTAGATTACCGCTAAAGGTAATAGTACTTTCTAGATCGCTAATATCTGCTACGCTTTCGATAAAATTACCTAATGAAGCTGTTGCGTATGGATATCCTCCTTGTCCGATAGAAATTGTTCCTGCTGATAAGGAATTATTTGCAGTTCCTACGAAAATAGAGGAAGTAAAGTTAGAGGAAGACATTCCGTCCTGTCTAAACTTAAATACAACTTTATCGTTTGGACTTAGATTGATAGCTGGTGTTGTATAGCTTATTATTTGCTGCGAGGAAGAAACACCGCTAGCAGGTAAACTAGTACCGCCCGAGATTGGGAAATCATTTAAGACTGTCGGATACTGTGTATTATAATTATTAAAATTGCTCGATATATCAATACTACTATCGATTACAAGATACTCTTGACGGTAACCGCCTCCTTCATACCATTCAAAGATACTGGAAGAAATCCAAGAGGTAACAGCTCCTATCGTATTAGAAAATATACCATTTAAGTATAAATCGAAAGGACCACTATTAATCAAGGTAGCTCCAGTTTGAGTAGGAGTACTATCTGGATTAGCAAGAGTAGTATTTTTGTAAATAGATCCAGTTAAAGTTGAAGCAGGAGTAAAGCTAGAGGTATAATTTACTGTCTGCTCAGTACCTATTAAACTTGTTCCGTTTAGGTAACTACCAAAAGAATAAGACCCGCTAGTTACGTCGGCAGCAGAAGCTAGGTTTTTAAACTGAATATTAACTCCTAAGTTAACAGTAAAAGTTTTCTGTCCGGCTTGAGAAGCTGTATAACTTGGATAAGCACCAGCTGTACCTGGAGAGAATTCTGTACTAGCTGGATTCTCTGTGTTAAAGATATTAAAAATATCACCTGATCTTATAGTCGCGTTATCTATTACGACAGGGTAATCTACTACATTAGAACCACTTATTCTACCACTGCCTATGTTATTAAGCCCGGTAAAAGTAGTTACTGAAACATCTCCTGTATACTCAAAATAAAGCTTAGTATCTGCTCCTTCAGCATTAGTAGATCCTGTTGAGAAATATAATTGAGGAGTATAATTATACCCACTGTTGTAAATAGACTTAATACCGTCTGTACCTACTTGGTTTGAGTATTTTTTGTTATCAAACTGCTTAATAGTTCCAACAGTTCCTGCTTTAAAGATATTTTGAACATCAGTCCAGTTTCTATTATTCTGATTTAGCTCAAACAAACCGCCAGTAACATCGGCGAAGTATGCTAAAGTAGCATTTACTTTTCCAGGTAAAAACGAACTAGTAACTACCTGTGTAAATAGACCGAGTCTATTTGAGTAGTAGTTAATAACTGGCTGACCTCCGTAGGAGACGTCTCCAGAATATGCTGCACTTTCAGAAGTAAACTGATTGTAGGCGAGACCAGAAAGATAGGATCCACTGTATCTCGGTATTATATACGGTCGAGATATGTGGTTGAAATCCTGGTACTGAGCGTACTGGGAATATGGTTGTTGACTTTGATTAACTGGACCGATAACAAGACTCTGACTTAAAGACTGTGTTACTAGTCCGTAGTTAGTAGGAGCGAGTTGACTATAATTATAATCTAAGTCTAAAACTCTTTGAGAGATAACAGATCCTGTAATATTTTGGAAAGTAGGACCTAGGGAGTAGGTTAAGAATAAAATATTCTGCCCTCCATGCTGTGATGGAGCTACTGAAGATGTCCAAGGAAAATAGTACGTAGAAACGTCTGTTTGCGGGAAATAATTATCAGTAGCATCGATATAACTACCGCTAAACTCTCCTGTATACTTCTGAACATTGTCAGAAGAACTCATATACACAATACCGGGAGAACCAGATAAAGGAAATGAATAGTTACTATACTGTACCGGTACGGCTTCTACATATGCAGTACTTCCTACAACTGCGCCTCCGTCTGAACCTGTTACAGCTAGTAGATGATAATCTGCATCGAAACTACTAGTCGTTCCAGTAGGTTCTTTTCTAGGATACTTGTTTCTCTCAAGCATATGAGACTTAATAACGATACCAGTACTAGGACTTGTCCTAGCTGGTACCCAGTCTCTTAACATTTTAAACAAGGAATTATTATAGTACTTTATAACTCTAATAAAGTCCCAGACATTATATCTGCTTGTATATTCTGCGTCGAAATAAGTATTAGCCGTACTTACAAGAGGTGTATATGAACTTGAATACTGTAAGTTAGGAGCTCCAATGAGCTGCATAATATTAAAGTATCCAGGTTGTGCAGAAGAGGTTACATACCCAGAGGAAGTTATACTGGCGTTAATTGAATCGGCTGGAGAGAATGCTATTTCAACATCTCCAGAAGTTTTCATTAAAGTATAATCGTAGTACTGTGAGGTAGCATAAGGATCTAACAAACTGCTAGAAAGTCCTAAAACGCTTCCTGTTATAATTCTAGTATTAGAAATTTCTTGAATACCCGGTACTTGTAAATAATCGTACCCACCATACTCATGAACCTGTAATATGTCATTCGGGATACCGAAAGTTGCTATTAAAGCTCTTACGCCCCTCTCTGTACCTCTTGTTTTGAGTAGGTACGGAAGGTTGTGGTAGATGCGCTTATAAATTTCATCTGTAATTTGCGTACTCGGTAGAGTCTCAAAACTTGAAGTATATCCCGGAGATCCAGTTATAAAAGTTATAACATATCTGTTGATCTTCTCTTCTTCAAGAGGAGGTAATGATAGAGAAGCAGTTAAATATGGCTGTCCTGCAAGAGGATAAATACTGCTACTACTGTATACTACGGTAGAGTAAAGGCTCGAAGTTACCGGTAGAGTTGAACCTGTTTGATTTAGTCCTAAAAGAGAATAATAAATATTATCTGCAACACTTGTGTTAGTGTATAGTGTTACCCCGAAAGATTTAATAGCTTCAGAAACCTGATCTAATGAAATACCTACAAATGGATTATTCTCTGCTGAGTATCTATTTGTTACATCCTTTAAGTATATCCAGATATTGTCGAAGTGTTGTCCGATCATATCTAGAAATACTAGGTACGGTATATTCTGACTATCGTCTCTTATATACTGCGGCGTTGTATACTGCAGTAGATTAGAATTTAAATCATCGTAAACAGAAGCAGAATAGTACAGACTTGCTGTACCTGCGGAAGGTACTGTATTTATACTACCTAACCAGTTAACGGCTTGTGAAGAAGTTACCGAGTATAGTAAGTAAGGTTGAGAACTATTTTGCTTAGGCCAAGAATAAGAACCAGAATCAAAGTACAGGAAGTACTCATATCCGTCAAATTTTGTAATCGTATTATCGACCTGTGCTTGTAGTAATATCTTAGCCTGTGTTGTATTGGGTTGTGCTAAACCTACAGAAGCAGATTCAATTAACTGTAACTTATATACGAAATTATATAACCTTTCTGTTGCTGAAGAGAATCGTACAAAGTTTTCAAAATTACTATAATCAACGTTAATCTGTATTCCTTTTTCATCCATCATTGATCTGAGCTGTTGGAAGGAAGAAGTTACAGATGTAGCGAAAAGTGAAGTATAGTCGTAATAGGGAGTTGTCTGATTAACAGTATTATTAATGTTGACCTTATAGTTAGGTCCTTTTATAGGAGTAAAGTCCTGAGTTATTTCAGGTTCTACATTTATACTAACATTAAATTCTGCAGAATCAGCTATAGCAATCGTAGTCCAGAAAGTCGATTTTACATCAAACTCGTCGGGAAGAGGTTCGTAAAGTTTGAATAGAATGTACCCGTTTCCTTGTTCCTCTATGTAAAGAGCGTTAGTAGCTATTACTAACCTATCTGTTCCGAAGTTTAAGTAAAAGGAAGGATAGTAAGCGTCCGCAGCTAGAGTAGCATTAAAGATAGCGAAAGCATTTACTAATTGATCGTTAGATAGATCTTGTCTTGCTACTTTTATTTCTGTTCTAGAAGGAGATACTTCTGTTATCCAGAAATTTTGATCAGGAGTAGCAGATGAAAGTAGTAATTTTCTAAAAAAATTATACTTTACATTTACTATACCCCTGTTATACCCTAACCTCTTTGCGTCTTCTTCTGGATTAACGTAAATAGTTGTTGTAGTGCCTGTTACAGGATCTGTATCTCCTACTTCGTATTTAGCATCAGAGTAATTACTGCTTAAAACTGTTCCAGCTTCGTCTTTTACGAAGTATTCAATATAATCGTCTGCACCACCAAAATTGGTAGTTATTAATGCTTTACTGATTAAAGCAAGATCGGAAGGAGAGTATTCTTGATACTGTCCGTCAGACCCTAAATATCTTACATCTACTACTTCCATTACAGTATCTTACTTAAGTTCAAATAATTCTGATTTGCTTCGAGCAGCTGTTGCCTTAAAGAATTAATTTCTTCAATATAAGCTCTTTCATTGTCTGTTAATACCCCACCTCCTAAATATTCCGTGCTCCTCTTAACTAAGTATTCATGAGAATTAACTTCACCCATAGCAGGGATCTCAAAAAATAACTGATCGTATAAGTCAAAAAATTCCTCTATTGTAAGTTGTTCTGGAGCAATAGAAGCAGTTACTGGAGTATATAACTCTGAAAAAGAGGTATCTACTACTCTAGTATATGTATTGCGTCCGTAAACTTCTTTAACAAGATTTACTTCTTGCTTCATTATTCAACTATTTTAAACATCAAATTCTGCCCTGTATAAATAACTTCCTCTGCCGGTAGTAGAGCGAGATCTTGTGTACCGTACAACGACAGTGCATTATAGATTGATTGCTCATTGTCATACACTGATAGAGGTCCGTAAGTGGTAGAGTAGATGTTTGTCTTTATTAAGATACGATAAAATCTATTAACTTCCAAGCCAGCGGTATAAAGAGTAAAATAATTACTCACACTATCAGCACTTAATTTTGTATATGTCGGATCAAAATCTACTACTATTTCTTCTGTTTTAACATCCTGTAAAGACCAGTATGTATTTTCGGGTAGATAGAGAGAGGTTAGGTAAGCAGACTGTGTTGAGAAAGTTCTAGGAGGATAGGTGTACCTTACTCCCGTTCTCATTTTATATACCTGGTTTTGTTTAAACTGACCTAAGTTGTTCTGTAAGACAATAGTAATCTGGTCATTTAATACATAATTAGTTCCTTGCGGGTAATAATAAGCATCGTCCCACATAAACTGTATAGTCGGCGGATAGATTGTATGAGTATCAACAGAGAAGAACTTTAAGTCTACAAAAGAGCTTGTATTTTGTTCTACATAACTTGGGTGTTTAACCTCAAGTCCGTAATTGTTTATACCGCCTGCATTCGATCCAGAAAACCATCCGTTAACTATGTCAGAGATATCCATATTGATATCTTTATTAGACATATAATCAAAAAACTGACTTCCTGAATAATTTGTAAGAAAACTACTTCCGGTTATACTCCAAGCAGGTGATGCTTGATAAGGTCCTGTATACTCCCAACTTACTCCGTTTCTAGATTCAGGTTCTTGTGCAAACTGTCCTGTACCCATAGTCCATGACTGAGATACTGCATAAGCTTCTAAAGAGTAAGTTGTATTTAAGTTTTGAGCAGAAGCTAAAAACATTTTTAAATTTGCTTGCCAAGATCCACTTACGGATTGTGAAGCAAAAGTCTTTAGCTTAGCGATTTCAGCCGGAGCAAACTGTAATAAGGCTCTTCTAATATCCGTTACTGGAAAATAAGCGTCAGTTGTTGAGTAATCACTGTTTGCAGCTAGATCGTATGTATAGTACGGATTATCAGTTATAGAAGTTCTATTTAAGAATCTAACTCCGTCCTGTGAGTTTTTTGCAGATACTTCTAGAATAGGATCCCTTCCTGTATTTTTAGTAGGGTACCTTGAATAGATAGTAGCGTCAGCGGATGAAAATATTTGATATACTGCCATGTTATTACATTGTTACTACGCGTCCTTTAATATCAACATCTGGATATTTAACTTCAAAGACACTTGGGTCTAGAGAAGGATAAATAATTCCATTTAATGTTGCTCCTGGTATATCATAACTATACTGCGAATAACCTTGTCCGGTACCTGCGATATTATTAATCTGTACTTTCTGGACAGTCTGCACACCAGCTATCTGATCCAATAGTGTATAGATTTCAGATATAATAATAGGTTCGTTAATTTGCCAATTCTCTCTATTAAAGTAAGCTTTTAAAGCTATTAGACAATTAGCGATAACATCCCTAGAAGTATAATTCGGCCTTACTATAATATCAAAATTAACTTGAATGTTTACTATATAAGCAGGCTTTAAAATAACTGTATCTGTGAGCATTCTATACTGCCCTAAATAAGTTTGAATATTTTTAAGCAAAGCAGGTCCTGGATCAGTAAACTGTCCTGCAGTATTATAACTAAGTAAGTAAATAGAAGTAGCGAGAGGATCTCTTTCTCCTGGTTCTCCAACTAGGTATTGAGCAAAAGTTGCTGTATCTTTAGTCACATAAGCCTTAGCTACTTGTCCAAATTTAGGAGGCATTCCTAAGACCATCCCGAGATAATCTTGCTGCGTTACAGCTCTCATCTGAGAAGGGAACATTGCTAAAGTATTTAACTTTAAGCTTTCCGGTGTATCACCGTCTCCACCACCAACAGCTCTAGTAGTGTTGTTTGTAGCTACAGAGTTTTGTATGGTTGTAGCAACTCCAGGATTTACAGGATGCGTAAAATTAGAACTAATAGAAGAGATATACGTTAATTCGTTTATTTGAGCATTTGCTGCTGCTCCTCCTCCTACTAAGTATGTTATATTTAGTGTTATATTTACTGGAGCTAATCCATAAGAATCGTTAGTTACAAAGTTTGTCGGATCAAAAGCAGTATTTAAAAGATCAATTCCGTTTACTGTTCCTATACCTACATTAAATGGATTTGGTATCGATCCTGATACTGCAGTTATACCAGCTCCGAATTCAAGTTCTAAAAGAGTATTAGTTTTAAACCTAGATACAAATCTTCTCGGTACTTCTATTTTCTCTAAAACGTATGGAACTTGATTAGCTTCTTGATACAACTGTGGGTAATTCGTAGAAGTATTCTGTACTGGATTCAGTATATAGTCTTGAGCTAAATAGGGTACTTCGTACCATTTATTGCCGTTGCTATCTACTACACTTAAAATCTCAATAATGTTCGTATCTTCGATAGTTCTTATTGGGAACCTTTCTGCTGCGCCAAAAGTTAAGGTAGTTGTTTTAACCTGTCCTGAGATAGCAGGCGTAGTTTTCTTTAGTAGGTACGTATTTGGATTACCTCCTACAGTAGTATACACAGAAATATCTGTTGTATCTATCGAAGAGGATAGATTAAAATCTACTTTATTAGGACAGTAAAAAAAGTTAGAATTATTGATATTAGACCTAACTTGCATTCCCTCGTCTATAGTCAAAGCATAGTTAAAGTCAGGAAGATAGCTAGCACCCGAGGCTGGTAATTGTTGATAGATATCTAAATTTACAATAGCAGCAGAAGTTACTTTAGGTCGATAACCTAACATATAAGCTAATGCATAAAGATTATTAGTCTGTTTTGCATACTCTAAGAACGTCTCTTGTACCTGGTTATCTAAGTAAAAAGAAAGAACATCTCCTACATATGAAGCCATGTCGATGAACATAGTACCGGGAGAAGAGGTTGAGAAGTCGTTATAAGAATTAGGGTAGTATGCTTTTGCATACTCTATCAACGCTTCCTTGAAGCTATTAAAATCTTTATTTAAATACCGTATATCTTTGTTAGCCATTGAGATTTAATATTACATTATCTGACTCGCCTGTATTAGCTATAGTATATGAAAACTGAATTGTTAATAAGTTCTTATCCGGTTCTGCTCCTATAACAAGATCTGTAATAGCTACATTCGGAAAATATTGCTCTATTCCAGCTCTAATTTGAGTATCCAAAACATCAAAAGTATCGGCTGTAATTTGCTCAAATAACTGTTTTCTAATGTCTGCTCCAAAATTTGGATTAAAGATTCTCTCTCTTTTATCTGTTAAAAGAAAGTTAATCAAGTTATACTTCAGTTGTTCTCTAGTTGTATATACTGTTTGAAATACTGCGGGAGTATTAAAAGGTAATGCAACTCCGATTCCTACCGAAGGTCTTAAGTCTAATACGTTAATATTTCTTAAGTTATATGCCACTAGAGGATATTCATTTTAGCCATTGCAGCAGAAAAATCTGGAATTGCATTAATTTCAATTGCTTCGAAGTTAGAACTTTTTCTAGCGCTAGCAAACATTTGATCTACAGACTCTACAGTCGGAGCATCTCTTTCTAATGTCTGTCCACCGTAAACTCCGAAGTCTTCCGGAGACATTGATCGAGCAGTTTCAGCCAAAAGGCTGTTTAGTGGGTTATTCGGACCTAACACGGGTGCTACAGGTCGAGGAATAGACCTATTCAATGTAGCAGGTACAGGTGTAGTTTTCACAGACTCAGTAATAGTCTGGTGTCCTTTATTCGCTATAATAGCTTCTTTTAGAATTCCGGCAAGTTCCTCTTGGAATACTGTTCGAACTTCTTCGCGAATAATTTTTCTAAGTGCATCTAATTTCGCCATATGTTATAAATATATTTATTATCTGTTTCTACGCCCTCTTCTTGTAGATCCTACTACTTGTTCTTGTGGAGTTTCAGTACCGGTTCCTACCGAAGTTGCAGTGTTTTGACTAAATTCTATAGCGGAACTAGCTATTTCACCCTCTGTTGCAATCTGTGATTTTAACTTATCTGCAGAAGAATTTAAAGCTGCACGAGTTCTCTTTCTCAGGCTTCTTCCGCCTGGTAGCTTATTGATAAAGGCATTAAGCCCAGTTCCTTTACTTTCATCTTCATTATCAGGGCTATCTAAGTTTTCGATAGTTTGTATGTTTAGATTGTCTTGTAGTACATCGTTACTATCTAGATAATCTAAAGAAGTACTGACAGTAGCTAAATCTGATCCGCTTAGTATAGATAACGAGGGTTGTACTAATCCTGCGGATATCAATTTAATCTTTACCTCTTCGATAATTACTGTGGTATTTGTAGCAAAAGTAAGATCTGATTGAGCAACAATAAACCCGTTTTTATCCAATGCAACACCTCTTCTTCTCCTGTTAACAATCGTTCTTTCTACTACTTCTTCATCTATAACTTTAATCTCATATGGTCCAAAGAAGGCAGTATTTGGGTTAGTTTTAGAATCGTACTGTGTTATGTATGCAGCAAGATCGTTTCGAAGATTTTCTAGACTCTCTATTGACCCTTTTAATTCTGTTAGTACTTCAGAATCTTTCATGGCATCACAACCTTCTAAAGCAGCTAGGAGTTGTCGGAGTCTTATTAAAATTTCATTTGCATTAGCAAGCAAATAACGTACAAAAATAAGTACGACTGCTAATAAAGCATTTACTTCCTTTAATAACTTAACAAGTCCGTTAGTAGTGTCTTCGGCAGCAGCACGTGCTTTATCGAAGGCTGCTTGTATTCCTACTGTAGTGAAAATATTACCTAACGGTAAGCCTAAGATAAAAGCTTGTACAAATTTAAAGACTTTAATAACAAGTAAAGCTATTTTAATAATAAACTGTGCTTGTTTAATTATATTTTGAAGCTTTGTAGCTATCCTAACAAAAGCTTGAACTGCTCCTACGATCTGTCTTACTGTAGGTATTATTCTAGTAGGATCTACATACTTACTTAGCTCTTGTATTTGAGCTCTAATATCAATATTGAGAAAATTACCTACAACAGCGGCTGCAGACTTTATACTCAATGTTTCAATAGCTACGCAAATAGATCTAAGCTGTGAGATCTTCTTTTGAAGTTTTAATAAATCTGCATTAGTTATAGTCCTATAGTCTGTATACTTTTTTACAAAACCTAGGAAGTCATCAATAAAATTAACGTTACCTCCTAGCCCTGGTACTAGATTTAGTATTTGCTTCTCTTCAGGAGTAAATAAACTCTTAGTAACTGTTTTAGCTTCTCTTTGAAAAATATCCTGAATAGCTAAGAGTAGGTTATAGGTATTTAATCTTTCAGCAGAAGTACCTGAGATATCTGTAGAATTTAACGGAGCACCGAATGTATTAACTGCTTCTTGATTAGTTATAGCCTCTAAGTCTGTTCCTAGATAAGAAGAGACTAGTGTATTAGGAAAAGCAGTATACTTATCAATTAAAACTCTAACAGTAAAACATTGATCTTGTAGAGAATAAAAAGCTTCTTGCTCCGGTCCCCACGTTTCACGTGGAGGTCTAGGGGTCTTTTTTAAGTTTATAGTATCTAGCGTATACGTAATAACATTACAAAGGTCTACAGAATTAAGAGCATCTAGGGCGTTATATAATCCTGAATTTATTAATGAACCTTTTTTTACAGCAACCGGTTGAGTAGTCTGAGCAGTATACTCTACACTGCCTTTAACAGGGTCATACTTAGCTGAAAAAGCAGACTGTGTATTAGCATTTCCCCATAGGATCTTATTTACACCGATTTGCAAATCTGCAACTCCTTTGGCAGCTCCTATAATAATTTTTTCTAGTGATATACCAATTCCTGCCATCAGTTAGTAAAAGTTGATTTTGATAAACAATTAATTCCTAACTGTGATTTTACTGTTGTAGCTTGTGAACTTAGAAATTTACTTGTATTTACTATTCCAGGTATGGATTTTTCAAGCTCTTTCTCAGATATTTTAGCTAGAGCATCACTTAGAGCTTTAACTGCATCTAGTAAATTTCCGAGCTGTTCAACGGTCTTTCTACCTAGTAAAACAGGATCTCCATTTTTTTCAGCTTGATATCCTAATTCAATTTTAGGAGAAGATATTATCGTCCTTTCATTAGCATCTACAGTAAAAGTAGCTGGAGAAGAAAGACTCACTCCTTTCTTACCGAATAGAAAAATAAAATCATCATAAGAATGATGTACTACCCTTCCTGAAGAAATAATTGCTTGGTCACCCGTATATGGAAACTGTGGTACGTACATTATGAACTAATTCTTTTATCTTGATCTAAAGGAGATAAACTATCGTAACTTGCTAACTGTTGTTGAACAGGTATAGCAGTTGTAATAGTTCTTTCCAGAGATACTTGTAGACTTGTTAAAGTAAAATTATTCTGTATGTCATCGATAACTATTTTTTGTCCTGAGGTTAGATAAATAGAAGTAGGGTCCCTATTAATATCTTCAACAGTAGGTACCCAAGCTGTAGGATCTATCTGTTTTCCTTGTCCATTTCTAATGATGGTTATTGGATTTCCAATAGATCCTGTTGCTGACCAGTTATTTTGTTTTCTGTCTGCTGTAGTAGAACCGAATCTAATAGAGTTACCCCACCTACCTTCTACGGTTACATCCCCTATAAAGGTTCGTAGTGATTTTATATTCGACAGTTCGTTAAACTCAGGGTTTAAAGGATAGTTTCCTGATTGAGTTACAGATAGATTTGAGGGTTGATTTAATCCTAGAGATTGATCATAAGTTCTATTATCGGTATTAGCATATTCAGCTAGATCTCCTAGATCAGGAAAAGCGTTGTGATGACTAGCATTCCAAAGATTGAAAGGAGCGAGGTAGTAATAATCCTGCTGTCCTCTACTTTCATTTAATTTCGTACTAGGTCCTGGAACAAGTAATACCAATTCTCCTTCTAAAGGGAGATGTTTTACTGCAGAATTAACGGGTTTTGCAATAGGATTACCGCCGCTCTGTAAAGTTCTATCTTGAACTCCCTGTAACAGTTGATACGTAATACTGCCTATGTCTGTAGGGTTTTGATAGTAAGGGTCTTTTAATGTCGAACCAGCATAAGTAGGTCCGACTACAACATGAGTTACCCGTCCTATAATATAGGGCGCTTTTTGGCGAGAAGTATTCTGACCTGTTTGCGCTACACTCTGAACAAAGGTAGGATTAAAGCTAGTTGCCATTAGTTATCGCTTTAATTTCATCCTCTTTTATAGGTATATTAGTTTTTTGAATATCACTAAATAACATCTCAAGGTCTTTCTCATTAAAAGGACCGTCGGCAGACTCAGTACTTTGGTTTGCTTTCTGTAAGATCTGAGCTAGTTTAACTAAAGCTTCATCGTTTTTGATATCAGAATCTAGATAACCCTTAATTAAAGGTACTACCATAACAGCATCTCCAGGCTCACTAACCATCTCTACTAGCTGATCGGTTAGTAATTTAATCTGGTTTTGCTTTGCTTTATGATTCTTAACAATATCTTTTACTAAATCTGTATACTGCTTTCCACTATATATTTCAAAATCAAGACTCATAAGACTCCTTTAAAATAAATAGCTAGCGAGAAAAAATATCGAAATTAGTCCCTTTCTCTAGATATTCGTTAAGCATCTCCTTGTAGACTTCCTTTAATACTTTTATTACCTTAGTGATGACTGGAGTAGGTGCATCAGTAATCTCCTTTATGTAGATGAAGAGCGCTTTTTTATTGAAGATATCAATATTCTCTCTTCGCTTAAACAACTCTAAAATAGCATCTCCAACTCGAGCTTCTTGTGGTTTTGGGAATAACTCTAATAAGTCTTTATCTATTCTCTGAATAAATAAATCAATAAAGGTCAGTTCTTCTAAGAGACTTGAATCGTTACTTAGTAGCTCGTTAGTAATGGTTTTATCGGTATCTACATCCTCTACTGCTGCTCTACCTTTTAATCTTTTATAGTTATTATTGTTATAAACGATAAGATACCTCTTAGCAATAGTTCCGAAATAGGAGTAAGCTTTTCCTTTAGTTTGATCGTAAAGGTGTAATTTTTCGAGAAGAAAAGCAATTACTTCATGTTTAAGTTCGTTAATATTATTAACTTCCGTATAATAAAACTTAAACGTATGAATAATATTTTCAGCTAATTTATAAAAAGCATAGTAGATCTTTTCGTTAAAAATTTGATCTCTTTTAACTTGAGATTTTTCTTTTCTATAATCTATAATAGCTTGTTGTGTTTCTAAGGTAAAGTAGTCTATAGATTTTTTAGGTCTCCTTTTTCTGACTTTACCGTCTTTGGTAAGTGTAACTTCCGCCTCTTCTACCTTAAAAATATCTTCTACCATTACCCTCTGTTAAATTGATTTAGTGCTTCTTGAATTGCTTTTAGATTCTGAAATACTGTTTGTAGTTCTGTATCACTCTCCATCCATATCTTATCATCTAAGTTCTTCAATGCTTTATCGGACTCTCCTATTAAGGACTGTAGCCCTCCAATAAAGTTAGCTTGATTAATTACAGTGTTCTCTAATTTTTCGTTTTTACGATATAGGTTAAAAATAATCCAACCTACTACAGTTAGTGCCCATAAGGCGACCATTATCCATCCAAATACCATATTATAGTCCTTTTAATGCGTTAAGTAATCCAGGATTACCTTTTCCAATATTAGATAATTTTTTAGCTTCAGCTTGCTGCTTAAATTGAGTTGCAGTAGCAGGCCTCACTTCTTTAGACTTAACAGTACCAATCTTATCGATCCACTCTCCCTCCCATTCTATTCTTGCAGCTATCATGTCTGCTTGATGTAGTATTATAGGTAGAGATGTTCTCAGTTTTGATTCATTCTGACTTGAAATAAGATAAGGCTTATTACCTTCGTCGTAGAGTCCGTCGTGAGTCTTAATAGCGATAAACTCGTTAATAGTTAATGGAATTCCGGCGGCTTGTAAAATAAATAAGGAACTATCTTGAATCGGAATAAAAGGTAGCTCTACATTAGGTTTGTAGTTTGCACCTTGATTTTTTACATGCCACTCAGAATCGTTAGGGACATAAGCAGGTTTTCCGTCAAAACCTAATTTACCTAGGTCATGATTAATTGCTGAAAATATCATCTCCTCGTGCGTAAAGTTAATTGTCGCTCCCATACTCATCCAAAGAGTACTAACTTTTGAGGCTGCTTCTACGACTCTTATCACATGATCAACATAACCTCCCGGAAAGGAGTTATGATAATGAGCTCGAGAGGAAGCAGGAGCGAGAACTAAATTTTCTTCTTGTGATTGATATAATCCGAGAAGCTTAGTAGCTCGTGGCTCTGAGATATGTTCTTCAATTAGCTTATAAAACTTCTGTAAATTACTTTCTATCTGTTCTGCTGATAACATAATTATAGGTTTATCTATTAAATATATTACCTTCTGAAGAGGAAAGCAACTTTTTTCTTAGAAAGTTTCTTGCTCGGTATTAACTAGCGTCTGTACTTCTTGAATTTTTTCTCTTAAAGCTTCAATGACTTGTTGAAACTGTTCCCTTGTAAACTCCTGGGATAGAAGTGAGTTTAATCTGCTAATAGAGTTATCTAAAGCTTCTAACTTGTTCGAAACTAATGTTTTATATCGCATATTAATGTATTATCTTTTTAATGTAACTTGCCATGTCTCTAGAATCTAAACATCCTTTTTTAACTAACTTCCCAGTAACTACTTCGTTTAAACTCTCGTAATTAACTCCTCTATAAACATAATGACTAACTCTCGGTCCCTCAACAATAACAATAGGGTACTCATCGATACCTAAGAAATCTTCTAGTTTATCAGCTAAGGCACCGTTCTTATCAGCATCTAGTAGTGTAAAACTAATATCATGCTTTTCTAGCTCTTCTACCAGCGTTGAACAATGACTACACCCACGTAGCCCCAAAACTCTTACTTTTACCATTTCTTTTTCTTTTCTTTTTCCTCTTTCTTTATTCGATTTTTGCGATTTTTTAATTCAAAAAGGAAAGATATCTTTTAGATATTAAAAGAAGTTAAGGATTTTTTTTCATATTTCCAACTAACGCTTATTATCTCCAGGAAAAAATTGTTTATCTTCTGGAGATTTTGTTTTCATTACATACCCCACTGTTTCGTTAGTATCACCGCCGTAATCTGCATAATCCGGGTATTCCTTCTTTTCATAATCAGCTATTTCTGACTTAACCTTATCAGATAGAGCCTTAACGTCAGAGTCTTTCATAGAACTTAGAGCGTCATCTAATAGACCTAAGAGCATATCTTTATCGTAACGTTTTTCATCATATAAAGTTCTAAGTAAATCTACCCTCATGCTTGCATCTTCATTAATCACTTCATCAGTCTCATCGTCTTGCATTTGCATTTCAGCATCTGCAGTAGCTTGTCCGATTCCTAAAGAAGCTGGGTTAATTTCGTACATATCACCTCTATTCAGGTTATCATCGGCAAATCCATTCTCAGGATCTAAAGCCTCTTTAAGAGAGGTCTTAGAATACATTCCAGACTTATTATCAATAAGCCACTGTTTTAAATCGAAATTTTTCATAATAAGTAAGTTCTAATAAAGGATTCAATATCGCTTTGAGCAAATCCAGACTGTCTTAGTCTAGAAGCCATTTTTTTAATATCTTCTAAAGTTTGAAACTCTCTACCAATAAGAGCTTGATGAATTCTACTTAACTCTTCTGATTCAAATATACCGCTTGGATCATCAAAAGACCAAGGATACCCGTTATTATACCGTTGAGAAGTGTTTTTATTTTCGGGATGATTAGAAGTATTTAAAGGACCCTTACCTTCAATAGTACCAGGCTTACTGCCAACTACATTATAAGGATTCGGGTGTAAGTTAATTTGATCTCGAGATCCGCGATAAAGAAAATTCTTCATTTTAGTCTCTTCGCTAGGCTGCTTATCTAGTTTTATTAGGTCAGAGAACTTTATCATGTATACAAATTTTCATACTAATAAATAGCTACGTAAAGTTAAATTTCTTAGCGTATGGAATAATAGCTTTCACTAGACTTTCAACGTCGCTTTTATGTATTTGTGAAATCGCTGAATAATACTCTCTAGCAGCTTGTTCAAACGGAATGCGTTTCTTTTTCTTAACAAGGTTTATAGCTTTTGCATCAGCTTCCATTTCACTAGGTAGTAGACGGTAATGCTTAGAACTCTTTCTTTTTGAAAAATCCGGATCAATATCTCTAGCAAGATCTTGTTCCCGACCGGAAGTCTTAAAAGATTTTGAGGTTTGAAATATATGTTCTAACTCATGTCTCGCAACACTAAGTAACGAGAAATATATTTCTGATAGTCTAGGCTCTAAATTATCAAAAGTAGAACGGTTCATAGTCAAAACTAATTCAAGAATACCATCACCAGTACCAGGAACACTTCCCCGAACGCTATAACCTCGAACAACTTCTTTCTTGCTGAGAGCACCTGTTTCATAATCTCCTTTTTTAAAAACCTTATCACCTTTTACGACTATTATAGTATCAACAGATATCTTCTTAAGACCATCTTTTGTTTTAAAAGGATAAGAACTTTCAACACCGTCTTCAGCAAACTCATCGTATAATTGATAATCATCTTCAAAATCTTCAGGATCTATTACGGTTGCATAGTGTTTAAATGCTTTGAGCTGTTTAATAGCATTAGACGCTATTTCACGGGCTATTGTATCTTGCCTTGTTTCTATCAACAAGGTAACCAGCTTAATCATGTATATAAATAGGAATGTCCTTTAGAAAAGGACACTCACATTTAATTTATATAAGTACTGGATTATTTCTTACCGCGCTGCAATCCTTCTAAGAAACTTTTAGCATCTTCAAGACTGCTTAATAGTCGCCCTTCTTCATTCATACCGCCCTCGTCTTCTGAATCAGCACGATTTCCCATATAGTCGATTAATTCATCAACTAGGTATAGAACATCGTCCATATCGTTCATGGTAGTATAGCTATACATTTTATTAGCTTCACCAATATTCATAGCGTCGGTATCACCAGAAGGAGTGCCCATATCGTAGTCAGAATCCTCTTCAAGATCATCAAACATTTCATCATAGCTATCATCTACATCAGGCTCTGCACTACTAGTATCAACGTATTTTTCAATTTGCCTAGAGAGTACTGGATCGGTGTTAAGAAGATTCTGTACTGCAGCAATTTCACTACTATCTTCTGTAGGAACATATTCATTACCGTCATAAACTGCGAGTTTATCTACTTCGACAGTCTGATCATAGTTGTAGATTCCATCTTCAGAATCCCAATCAAAATCAAAATTGACTGTTACGCTAGCCATATACTCTTTTCCGTTAAATTCAAATTCAAGGTCAGGAATAGAGTCTGTACCGCCATAGGCAGAGTTCTTAGCTTCTTTTAAAAGACCAGCAATTTTCATCAATTGCTTACGTTCGTTTAATGGTTGTTTGTTTTTCACTTTATACAGTTGTTGTGGTGGTTGTAGTACTAGTAGTAGTCGTCGTTGTAGTGGTGGTTGTAGGAACGGGAGGAGAAGTATACTCTAAAGTACCGCCCGGTACCATACCGTTATTATTAGCTTCAAAACCAGCATAAGCAGAGAGAGACCCTGCCTTCTCCTCGAATAAAGAAGTTTGATAACTATTATTTAAAGGATTTTCCGTTGCCGGTGAAGCGAATCTAGATGATTTATTACTCAATGCCATGTTAATAAATATCTACTTTCGAATTTGACGGAGTAGAAATAAGACAGCCTGTTGGAGCCCTGTCGCATTCTTGCTATATATAGCGTTTAGTACTTTTGTTTGTCCACGAGCCAAATCCACTCCCCTACTATATTCGGATGGTAGAATACTACCCTCATCCGATAGTTTTTGTAGTTCTCGTACGACAATATCCACGAACGATAATTCACGATTTGGATTCCAGGGAGCCGATATCATCATACCTGTCTCAGAGAGACCCTTGAGGGGTTTATTCTTCTTCATCAGACCTATTCTCCTTTAATTTCTCCAGGTCTTCTACCACATCTAGATCCTTCCATTGATCGTACATTACCTCAAGAGGATGCAATTGATATGCAGGGATAGAGTTATCGGTGTAGTACGTAACATTCTCCCACCCCTCCCAACCTGGATCTAGACACGGAGTGAGGGTGAAGGCCAGGGCTCTCTTACAGAGACGGGGATCGCCTGAAATGAGAGGTATGTAATTTACAGCCTGTTCTGGAGTGATACGAATCATGATCCTTTGCGATTTAGATATATAAATTAATCCTCATACTTGCGTAGCTTCTTCTCGAGATTGTTATTGAGAAGAAAACCACTATAGGAACTTAAAATCCACATTCCCGCAATTAAAGGCCAAACATAATCGGTATTCATATAATAACCTGAAATAGCCTTTGCCATGGTAGCAATAAAACTGATAATGAGAACGGCGTGTTGGAGCTTTTTCATATTTAATTAATTTAGTACTTATATATATTTTACTTAATTACAAAATTTTTACCGCGAGATTGATCACAAATCTATAATACGTAGACGGAAAAGGTGATTTCAAATACTAGCCTTCTTTTTAGGGAAATTTAAATACCGAGACTTAAAGTGATTGGTATTCTGAAAATAGGCATAAGTCATGAAATAACTACCACCATCTTGGGTGAGACAGTGGAGTTTATTACGATATAATCCATCAATGGTATGATAGCTTCCGTTGTGAATGAAATGATAACCTATTTCTAATTTGGATCGAACACTTAAATTACTAAGCATTGATATATATTTTTAGGTTATTAGAAATTTCGCCCGAGGGTATTTCATCACTCAGCGCAGCGGTTTTCGCTATCACCCCGTTAGTAGCTGTAATTACGGTGGTGTTATACTGCCATCATCTGCCCTCACCTGCCTACGACTGTCTTCATCTGCGACCTAAAGGTAGCGGCCATATTTCAGGCCGCCAACTCTTTATCCGATCTTATAGGCTTTTTTTACTAGCGCCTTACCGTTTGTCATGTCTCCTATCGCTATACCGTCTCTCACTGCAGAGGTATCATTACTAGTAACGATAAGGTAGTTACCTTGATTAAACCTCTTAGCGAAGGAAGATACCCTGAGGAGTCTTTGTTTGACTTCACCATACACTTTGTATTGAGTGGTTAGGTCTTCAATCACTTCGGTAGTAGTCTTTCCGTTGATTGAGTCTTGGGTAGTAATCATCTCCAAGAAGCTCGTAAGGTTGTTAGCGGTTAGCTTGTCCTTAACTAAAGTGTAGGCGTCTTCTTCATTCATGTCAAAGGCCACGGCTAGGGTACTGATGTACTTTTCTGTCATAACTGTTATTTTAGATTATTGATTACACGGTTGAAACTATTCCTCATACCATTCTTATCCGTCCAGAGGCTCATCATATACCTAGACCTATCTACAGGCTTACTAGCCAATCTACTTACCCCTAGCTCTTTCATCCATTCTTGGAAGGCTACATCGGCGAATACTTCTTGACGTTCTTGCTCTATTTGTTCTAATCTCTCTACTGATGTTGTGATCATGTTATTGATTTTAATACACTAAAGATACATAATTAATACCGGACTAGCAAAAGAAAGAGGCCGGCCTTAACCGGCTCTCTTCTATCTCTTATCAGGCATACTGCATGCCCAGTTCCCAGATCTGTTGATTGAGTTGAACATCCTTCTGGATATTCTTAATCGACTTAGCCCTGCGTATCTTATTCTTCTTATTAGTGATATGGTAACCACCCTGCAATACGCTCTCTTGAACTCTATTCAGAACTGTCCAAAGACTATCGCCTTGATCTTCTTTCCTTCTTGGAGTAAGGAACTCAGTCAACTCTTCCTCAGTCATCATCCTATCTTGATAGGACCTAAGAGCGAAAGCTTTCTGAGCGAACTCTCTCTGTGCTTCCTTAGACATAATGATCTGGTTGAATTGATTGATACGGCCTACCAAGTCAGGCAAACGCTCAATGGCTTGATTGAGAGTAGTCTGAAGCTCTTCGAAAGAATAGCCGCTATGACGAAGATTAAAGCCTCCCATATCCTTATCCTTAACAACAAGGCCGTTAGAGCATACCAGGCGAAAGATACCCAATTCAAATTTAAAGCTACCCATACCCATATGATTATTCATCACAACGATGTTGATATAAGATTCAACGTTTCCGTCTTGATCTTTGATGAATACTTCTGGATGAAAGAACTTGATAACATGATTACCAAACTCCCTAGCTACTTCAGTACGTGAACGATTAGTCTTGGCTTGAGATACTTTCCATCCCAACCTATCCATATCTTCGATGATACGAGAGGTAGGAAGGAAAGAGTACTTCTTGGATACACCAGGCCTAGGAGCAGAGGCGAAGGCTTGAGGAGCATTTTGCTTAACCTCTTCGAGAGTCAGTGCTGTCATTTTTAATGAACTTTTCATAACTTTTATTTTTGATTTGCCATAAAGATAGAAAGAAGCCTCCGAAGAGGCAACTCTTTTCAATTAATAGTTCGAAATTTATCGAAGATATTAACCTTCTTTCCTAGGTAAAGACTTTCAATGTCAATTACATATCCATAAGGAAGGTCTGAAACGAAGTAGTGTTTTGAGAGTGTTGTTCTAAGAGCAGCTCCTGAACTAGGATAACTCTCTTCGTAAGCTTCCATCTTCTCTCTTAACTCTGAAGTAGCTCTTTCTAGCAAGGTTTTGATTTGTTCCATAACTTTGATTTTTGATTTGCACTAAAGATAGGAAGGAGCCTCCGAAGAGGCAACCTTTTTTCAACTAAATTTTATACTTGCTGAAATGCTATATTGCCCTCCTTTAGCTCCGACGAAGCCAGGGGAACAAGGACATGAGCATCCGCACTTCTGTCTCCAACCCCACTTCTCATCCTTTACTGCTTCATAGATACTAGGATCAGTTTCTTTTAACTTCTCAAGGATAGCTGGTATCAACTCTTCCTTCCAAATCTTAGCAGGACGATCATGGCGGTTATAGAGATTGTTTAGAACAGATTCTCCTTCAGGCCAAATATACATCTTATTGGCTGCTTTGAAAGGTTCATTCTTCCTTGAACGATAAGGCTCATACTCAGCGCGTAGACTAGCAATTTCGAATTTCATAACTTTGATTTTTGATTTGCACTAAAGGTAGAAAGAAGCCTCCGAAGAGGCAACTTTTTTTTGAAAAGAGTCGCGGTCGATCAATGACCGCGTAATGCTTGAACCGCTTTACGATATGCGTTATGTTCATCCTCTGTCATATGACCAAACAATTCAAATATCTTACACTCTTTATCATACAACTGATCAAACATCGGATGGTCAGCAGCCATATCTTCTAACGGCATTGTTTGAACGAATAAATCTAATGCTTCTTGTACTAATTGTGTGCTCATATCTTTGATTTTTAATTATACCTAAAGATAAGGCCTTTATTCCATTTCGGCAACTTTTTTTTTAAAAAACTACAAAGAAAAACTTTCGTGTAACCTCCGTCTGATCTCTCCACCCTTTCTTTTCGGGCGCCTGTCCTGATGACCCACTAAAGGTACGAACCTATTTCCATTTCGGCAACTTTATTTTTAAACAAAAAAAGAGCCTGATGTAGAAACATCGGCTCGTTTAAAATCAAAAGTATGAATCTTAAGCAGTAGCTGTTGTAAGCCTCTGCAAGTTCGTTTGCCTATCCTTCACAAGGCGATAAGCTTTGTTTACGATAGATTCATTGTTGCGGAGTCCACGAAGGGTCATGGATACCATTGCTGGAGTGAAACCAGTCTCTAGAGCAATGCGAGTAACGTCACCGTGTCGTTTAGCTTCCGTATAAGCTACGATCTTGTAAACGGTGTTGAGTTTTTGAAATGCCATAACAATATGTTTTTTGGTTATAATTCAAATTAAGAAATTTTTTTCATTTTACCAACTATCCTATAAAGTTTTTCATATGAAAGACTAAAGGGTAATTCTCTCGAGTCCTATGAACGTAAACGGAAGAAGCGAGTCGGTAAGCAGATTCATAATTTATATCCTGATCAACATATCTCTTATGGTATAAATCTTTTAATAACGTTTGTAATTCTTCTGTATCTAACATTTGTAGATTCAATCTTTCGGCAAGGTAGCTTTCACGGGTACGGAAAATTAATTGCATAGAAAATGTAATTTTAAGCGGCAGTAATTCCGCGGAAGAATTCTTCAAACATGTCTTCGTCGGATGGAAATAAACCTAATACTTCAAATTTTCCTTTTTCTAAAGCAGAAGTCAATTCTGAAAGAGATTTAAGTTCGTCGATAGAAGCAATAACCGATCCCAGGTCTTTGAAATGATCTGCATATTCTACAAATTCAATTTCAGATCTACGATCAAGATAAACTTGCATTGCACGTTCAACTAAATCATCTTTTGCTTTTAACAGTAAGTAATCCATAACTTTGATTTTTTATTTACACTAAAGATAAAAACTAATTTCCGATTAGGCAACTATTTTTTTAATTTCTAAAACCTCTTAAACTTAAAATATTCAACCAATTCTTTCGGAGTGAAGGTTAGTTCAAATTCCTTACACCATCCAGAAACTCCGTTTACAAGAATTTCTCCTTCACTAGTCTCAACCACTTTAACAATATCCCCCTGCATACAAACTACGCTAATATTGTCCTTGTCTGCAATTCCTTTAATACATTCTAGATTCATAACTTTGATTTTTTATTTGCACTAAAGGTAAAAACTAATTTCCGATTAGGCAACTATTTTTTTAGTTTTTTCTATAAAAACCCAAACAGGACTTACATTGCACTTGCAAACGCCTGCCAGGGAATCAAAGTCTAATCCATATCTCTTTCTCCTCTATCTTCAAAGAAAGTTTCTATTTCACCTAATACTTCGCTAGCAATTCGCCTTTCATGGAATTCAACGTTATCGAGTTCTACTTCTCTACCGCTTATCGAAAGATCGTAATCGTCAATAAGACTCATTCCTTCTGAGCTTATTCTCTCAGCAATGTTCTGGGCTAATTCCTCAATATCTTCCTTAGTCAGGCCAGAAGAGGAAGGAGATTCATCAAGCTGCTCGAGAAGTGAAACTACTTTACTAATAGGCATAAAGGCAAATTCGAGTGAGGCACTGCTGGTAAGCTGATCAATTAATTCTTGCTTTTTCATAACTTTGATTTTTTTGGTTTGTTAATACACTAAAGGTAATAACTATTTTCCGAAGAGGCAACTTTTTTTTTAAATTTTTCAAATTATTTTCTATAAGCTATCATCCACGTTTCATCGCCATACCGATACGGTACTAAGTAAAAATCCTCAGGAGTTAATGTCTGATTAATTCTAAATTGATTTCTACCAGTAGGATACCATTCAGTAGGATCTTCTACATTATAGATTTCTACTAGGTCTGGATTTATATACCCGCTCTCAAGAGCAGTACAACGAGCTCTAAAGGTCTTGTTCATCATTATTACTCTGTTTTAATTCTATGAAAAAAATAACATTTCTACACATTCAGCACATTCATCCATTCCCATGTCTTGGAAGGTAGTGTAAGCGCAATCAGGATCTGAAACATGAACAACACTGAGAGTTTCTTTAACGATCCGGTCGCCGAAGCATTGGATTGCATCGTAGAGTAATTCTTTCGTCATAACTTTTATTTTTTGGTTAACTAAAGATAAAGAGAAAGCCCCGAAGGGCTAACTATTATTAGATTAATTCTCTTATCAACGTTTCTGAACGTTCTTTCGTTGCATTGTCTCTAACCCTGTCATACGCTTCCATAGCATTCGGAAGATCGAAGCATACAGTTCCGCTAACAAAAACACCGTCTACTTTGACATGATAGGAAACACCTCCTGTCTTAGAATACTCTTTGATTAATTCGATAGTCATAACTTTGATTTTGATTTGCACTAAAGATAAGAAGAAAGTCCCGAAGGGCAAACTATATTTCTCGACTCTTAGCTATTATAAGAGGTATTATAGTACCGAGCATACTACCAACCAGTAGTACTAGTAATAGCTTACCGACTATGTCAAATTCTACTGGACCATCAAAAGATAATGCAACTAACATCGTAATGCATAATACGCCGAACGAAACTGTGCTAACTAACTCTAGAATACTTTTCATAACTTTGATTTTTTTTATTACACTAAAGATACGAACTAGTTTCCAGTTAGGCAACTTTATTTTACCTTTATTGCCAACTTTCTCAAAACCCTATCTGCTCTTTCTTTGTAAGCTTCATCAGAATAATATAACCTACGGAAGCATTCCCTATTATGCATAACAGTCGTATGATCCCTTCCGCCAAGAAGCTTCCCTATCTCTACTAAAGTCCAATTTAGATAGCTGTAGAGGATATAACAGAGAGCTGCTCGAGAGTCAATAAATCTTCTGTCTCTACTTTTAGACACAACAAACTCAGGATCAACTTGATACTCTTCAACGATTGCTTGAATAACATCGTCTGAGGTAGCACTAGTACACTTCCTTCTGTAGAATTGCTCTTTCATTCCTACCTGCTCGATAATAAATTGCATAATTTCGCCATTAACGCCTAGCGTTTGTAAGTTGGCTACCACACCAGAGAGTCTAGTTGCGGCTTCAAGACTAAGATCCATAACTTTGATTTTTATTTGCGCTAAAGATAAAAAGAAGGCCCCGAAGGGCCAACTCCATTTCCTAACCCTCTATTGAAAACGTTTCGTGATTGACTGAAATACTTTGAACAGTATTTATGTTTACCATCCTCCAGCATTTATTTTCTGCCTCTCCTTTCCGTGCAAGCTGCAAATCATAAACTGGAATCAATCCTTTCTCATCAGCATCGAATTTTAATCCTCCACCAGTAACTCCTTTATGAGTCCCTTTGATAGAATTCATTACCCTAATGCTTCCGTCCTTCTTAACAAACGTTACAGAATAGATTGTTCCGTTTTTCAAATTGCTAAGCTTCTCTCTAACTTCGATACGTGGAATAATTTTCATGATTTTGATTTTTTATTACACTAAAGATAAGCAGTATTTTCCGAAAAGGCAACTTTATTTTAAACTTTTTCTTAAAAAAAGAGGAGGGATTTCTCCCCCCTACTTATTAATCTACATCTACTATTTTGTCAGGGAGTTTAAAAGCTCTGACATAACTTCCTTTTTGATTTTCTCCTTTAAAACTACTATTAAAGTATCTAAAGATAGATCTGTAGTAGGAGCAGGGATTTTTGGAACTTTTTTAGAATACTGTAATTGCATCCTTTTTGTTACATTTAAAGTCCTTTTCCTACTTTGTTTTTGATAGGAGTTAATACTTTTAATAACAGCTTTTGGAGTAAGAGTTAACATTTTAGGAGTTAATCTAACTTCTCCTCTTTTTGCAGGATTAGATTCTATAGCTCCTAAGTTTCTAAGAATTGTAGTAAAAGTAGTTGTTATAGAGAACCTTTTTGGATACTCTCTAACATTAAACCTTCTAAATTCTGCATAGGATAAATCCTGTTGTAAAGCTTTTAAAGCATTAGAGATTTTGATAAGCGTCTCTGAACTTGTAGATGTTCTTGGCATAACTTCGATTTTTATTGTTTAATAATTAATTAACAACCTAAAGATAAATACTTTATTCCGAACTGGCAACTTTATTTTGAATTATTTTTACTAAAATTATTATGTGCTCCGCAATGAGGACAAGGAACCTGCTTTGTGTTTTCCCTCGGAAGGAAGGTAATAGTATACCCCCTACGGCATACTAAACAATTTACAAACTTAGTGAATAATCTATTAAGCATATTATCTTTTAATTTGCCATAAAGGTAAAAAGAAGCCTCCGAAGAGGCAACTTTATTCTACTACTAATCAACCAACTTTTTTACCTTGTCGAACCAAGCCTGGATATCTTCGCAGAACTTTATAGCTCTCTTCTCAGTCCTGGCATAGGCAAAGAATTGAGAGAACTCTGAGTCGAAGTGAATACCGCGACAAGGAATATGCTTCTGGATATACTCCTCAACGTCGTAGTTGCTGCCGTACTCCCTAAAGCAATACTCTCTTGTAAGGTTACCTGTAATAGTGTAGTCCTTATCCCCTTTGTACTTGGAGACAGAAAATCCGAACGGATAAGTCTTTTCAAATAATTTCATAACTTTGATTTTTGATTTGCACTAAAGATAGATACTTTATTCCAAACTAGCAACTTTATTTTTTATTTTCTGAATATTTTACTTCTAAATATTCTTTAGCTAAATTATAAAACGACAAGTCAAATTGACTATCCAATTCATTCAATCCCCACTCTTCACAAAACACATCCAAATCTGAAACGGAATGAATTGCTATAATTTCTTGAATACAGTTTTTAATTTCTATAAAAAATTCTTCATAGTCAGTTTTCGTTTTTCCGTCTTCTTCGTAACTATTCATTCCGGAATAAGTTTCAAAAAAATGATGAAGCAATCTTCCTTTGATTTCGGGTAATGCATTTTTTAACATAACTTTGATTTTTGATTTGCACTAAAGATAGATACTTTATTCCGAACTAGCAACTCTTTAATGCGAATAATTTTCGGCCAGAAGTGAAGATTATAATTGCAGTCTTGTTATCTACATTTTCTCCCTCGTTAATAAACCAATGAGGCAGTACCCTGGGGTTGTATTTAAGTTGAAGAGCTGATCCTTCGTTGAGAACCCTGTCTCCTTTAATTGCTAAGGTTCCGCATTTAACCCAAGCACAAACCGTCTTATGCGCTCCTTCAAGTATCTTCTCCGCCGTCTTCCTCTGGCTCTTCAATTGACAGTTACCCATTACTATCTGAACCTCGTCTGGAGAGTAGTATGCTACCCCTTCTGGACCCTCTACCTTCCACTTCATGTAGTTCTTTCCAGCTCCGAGATTGAATCTAACTTTGTAAGGACGTTTCATATCTTTTGATTTGCCCTAAAGATAGATACTATTTTCCGTACAGGCAACTTTATTTTAAAAATATTTTCCAAACAAATAGTTGCCAAAATGGAAATAAGTTCATACCTTTAGGTCAAATATAAAATATATGTTTAGTTTAGACTGCTCTTATTACAAAGGACAATTTACCTCTCTTAGCGAATTGCTTGAAGATGTCATTAGAACTGGAATGGACCCTGAGTTCGAGATTACTCGTAACGGAACAGGAACAGGTGAGAGGGCTATTGACTACTTAAGTTTCTAAAAACAAAGTTGCCGAAATGGAAGCAAGTCCGTACCTTTAAGTATGTTCAAAAGAACAAAGGGCGGGCACAGACACCGAAGGGATCAGACGTAGGCTGTTCCTACCTCGCTTAAACTTCGAGTACTCGACCGTAAAGTTATGAACTATTTTCCATATAGGCAACTTTATTTTTTCCAAAAAAGTTTATGAATTAGTTGCTTTCTGGCAAAAAACGGCTTATCTTTAGGTCAATAAAAAATCAAAAGTATGACAACATTCGAACAAGTACAGCAGTGTTTAGCAATTGGAGAAATGAAAGCTCCAAAAGTATTCTACGGAGAGAAAGAAATTCCATTTACTGGATATCAGCTTGCAGTCCATCTTTTTAATTTGAAAGGAATGGCAATGGGTTTAAAATTCAGAGGAATCACTTTCACGCAAATCAAGAACTACTACGGACTGACTGGTAGGTCTGCTAAGGATTGCATCTCTCAGCTAGAAGAAATTCAGAGGAGGTGGAGAGCGTAAGCTCTCTTTTTTTTACTGACAGGAAAAGTTGCCAGTATAGGATATATTTCTTATACTATAATAAATTCCTGTTTAGTGCAGATTCGATCTATCCTTTCAAAGATTGCTGAAGAAGTATTTCTTGCCCAGGACTTTAAAAGTGCTCAAGATACTTTTATTAA